TCAGGCGGCTGAGTCGGACAGTGAGCGGAATAAATTATGGGCTTGGTACGGTGCGGATTTTTTCACGCGCCGTAAGAACAAGGACACCCCTATCATCCTGATAGGAACACGCTGGCATTTGGGCGACCACATGGGTCGCTTGGATCAGGGCGAACGGGATGGTCAGGGTGAAAAGTGGGAGCGGGTGATTTTGCCCGCACTGGCGGTGGATAATGACATTTTGGGGCGAAAACCCGGAGATGCGCTTTGGCCGGAGCAGTTCCCGAAAGAGGAACTGGAGAAGATCCGCCGCCAGCCTTCCACGACGAGCCGTATCTGGTCATCGTTGTATCAGCAGAATCCGGTTGTGGATGCTGGTGGTATCATTGATCAGACATGGTTTAAGTGGTGGAGATCCCCCGATCCGCCGGAGGTGAAGTACGTCATACAGTCATGGGATACGGCGCTGACGGCGAACAAGACGTCGGCGTTTAGTGCGTCCACGACATGGGGCGTGTTTGACGATGAGAATGATATACCGAATCTGATACTGTTGTCGGTGTGGCGCGAACGGGCGGAGTGGCCTATCCTGAGGCGGATGGTGCAGCGTATGGCGTTGGATTACAGGGACGATAACTATCGCGTGCCCATCAAGGTATCAAAGAACCGCAAGCCGGATACAGTGCTGGTGGAGGCTAAGGCGAACGGCCAGATGCTGATACAGGACTTGGGTCGTGCAGGAATTGTTGCAACGCCGTTTAATCCTGATAAGTTTGGTGATAAGATAGCGCGTGTTCGTTTGGTGACTGACTTGATTGAAAATGGTAGAGTGTGGCTTCCGGCGATGAAGCCGTCATACGATGAGCTGAGGCCGTGGGCGCGTGACTTTATGGAACAGTGTGTGCAGTTTCCTGCTGCGGACTCTAGGGACTGGGTGGATACTATGACAATGGCATTCCTGCGGATTAAGCAGTCTGGCTGGGTTCACAATACAGATAACCCATATGAACCAGTGTATGATGTTCCGCTTGAACGCGCTGCGTTTTATTAGTATGAGGCACAATGGCTGAAGAACGTCCATCATATGAAGAATGGTTAAAGACACATAAGATCCGGGAAACTCCGGATTACGATGTGCGTGCTGCCTATGATGCCGGGATTAATCCTGATCCCGTTACTGGTCACTTAGATGATACGTATAAAAAAACCAATCACATCACTTATTCTGATGATAGCCTAGCGGCAAAGGCTAAGGATGCTCCCCCTGCTGGGAAATGGGTTGGCTCTGATAAGGATGGCTGGACATTTTACGCATCTCCAACTAATGTAACTAATGCTGGCGGGGTAAAACCTTTGGAAGATTATTTTAAGAAATACGAAAAGAAATCAAAATTGGTTTTGCCGCATGGACATGCCGATGGTGGCATCATTGTTGATGATGGTTCAATTGCCAGCCAGAGAAAGTATATTTAATGGCCCGTAAACCGATGACAATCGAAGATACCTTACGTCCTCAGTTCGAGGGTATTGGTGGTGTTGACGTTGAGATGCCTGAGGGCGAAGCAGAATTTGAAATTGAAATAGGTGGCCCTGAGATGGTCGATGGCGCTGAGATCACCGAAATGGATGATGGTGGCGTTGAGGTTGATTTTGATCCTGCGGTAGATGAAGAAGAGCAGGAAGAACACGAATCGAATCTAGCGTTGCACATGGACGATATGGATTTGAATAGCTTGGGCGAGATGTTGCTCAGTGGTGTTGAGGAAGACAAGCAGTCACGCAGCGACTGGGAAAACACGATGTCCGAGGGCATCAAGCTGATGGGTCTGAAGATCGAAGACCGCACGACGCCGTTTAAAGGTGCGTGTGGCGTTTACGATCCGCTCTTGGCAGAAGCTGTCGTGCGTTGGCAGGCTGTGGCCTGTGGTGAGTTACTGCCAGCAGCCGGGCCGGTTAAGACGCAGGTCATTGGCGTTGCGAATGAAGAGCTGGATGCGCAGGCTTCGCGGGTTAAGGACTTCATGAACCTTTACCTTACGGAATTGGCCCCTGAGTTCTACGAAGAGTTTGACCAGATGCTGTTTTGGTTGGCGCTGGTGGGTTCGACGTTCAAGAAAGTATATCAGGACAGGATGCTGGGACGCCCAGTGAGCCGCTTTGTTTTGCCTGACAACTTCATCGTTGCATACGGCACGACCGATTTGGAAACCTCGCCACGTTTCTGCCACATTACGCCTATGACTCGCCGCAATTTTCGCTTGGCGCAGTTGGCTGGTGTGTATCGCGACCTCAAGGTTGGTGATCCACAGCTGGATGATTCAAGCCAGACACCGATTCAGGCTCAGGTAGATGGTGTTCAGGGCGTTGAGCCGGGTGCAGAAGGCACAGAAGAATACAAGATCTACGAGATCTATGCTGACTTGAATCTTGAAGGCTTCGAGAACGAGGATGGTATTCCCCTTCCGTATATTGTTACGATTGAAGAGGGTAGCCGTAAGGTTCTTTCGATCTATCGGAACTATGTAAAAGACGATCCTACGTTCCAGCGTCAGGGTAACTTCGTTCACTATAAGCTAATGCCCGGCGTTGGTTTCTATGGCCTTGGCTATGCACACTTACTGGGTAACTCGGCAAAGACGGCGACACAGATACGCCGCCAGCTGATTGACGCAGCCACACTGAATAACTTCCCCGGTGGCTTGCGCGTCAAGGGCATGCGCCTTGATGATAACAACATTGGGATCGGCCCAACCGAGTTCCGTGAAATTGACACGGGCGGGATGCCGATTCAGAACGCAATTATGACCATGCCTTACAAGGAGCCCTCGCAGGTTTCTTTGGCATTGCTGAAGGAAACGTATGAGAGTGCGCGGAATCTTGCAAACACGGCGGAGATTGCCGTGGGTGAAGGCAGACAGGATGCCCCAGTTGGAACGACTGTGGCTCTTATGGAAGCGGCAACCCGACTCCAGTCGGCGACCCTCAAGAGGGCACACAAGTCATTCAGCAGAGAGTTAAAGCTCATTGCAAATCTGTTCGGTAAGTATTTGCCGGATGAGCCGTATCCATTCCCTGTTCGCGGTGGAATGTCGGCAATCATGCGGGAAGACTTTTCGGATAACGTCGATGTCATCCCTGTAAGTGATCCAAACATTTCATCGTCGGCACAGCGCATGATGCGGGCAGAAGCCTTGCTGCGGTTTGCTACACAGCAGCCTGACCAGCATAATATGCGCGAAGCCTATCGTCAGATGTATGTTGAGATGGGTATTGATGATGAAAAGATAGAATTGCTCTTGTTGCCTGAGCAGGATAAGCCACAGCCATTGGATCCGCTGTCTGAGAACCAGAACGCGCTCATGGGCAAACCGTTGGTTGCTGCGCAGTATCAGGATCACGACGCACACATCGCGGCACACGCGCCGATTGCTGAAGAAAACCCATCGCTACAGGCACACATCAATGAGCACTTGGCTCTGAAGATGCGGGTGCAGGTCGAACAAATCATTGGCAAGCCATTACCGCCTCCCGGACAACAGCTGCCACCTGAGATTGAAAATCAGCTTGCGGCTATGGTCGCACAGGCCATGCAGCAGCTTGCGCCATCCTATAAATCTCAGCCTCCGGGGCCAGACCCCATGCTCCAGCTTGAGCAGGCTAAGATTCAGCAGCGCGATGCTGACAGTAAACTTGACGCTCAAGTCGATATGGCAAGGGCTCAATTAGAAGCACAGACTGACGCGGAAGACCGTGCTTCAAGAGAGAGGATTGCGGCAATGAAGCTACAGTCCGAGGCCCTGCGTAGTAATGGAGGTTTCCAATGAAGATGACTGACTTGCGGGCCAAGGCTCGTGCAATTTTTGGGCCAGAGAATGCTGCGCCTATGCCTAAACAACCAAATGGCGCAAAGGCGCTTCAGGAGCGTGCTAACGCCCGTCCTATCCCTACCTATAAGGTTGGTGGTTCTGTGAAGAAGGGCCGCATGATGGATGGCGGATTAATCCCTACGGATGTGCAGGCTTCTAAGCTGATGTCTACTGGCGGTTCTGGTAAATCTCCTGTTAAAAAAATGCACGGGGGAAGAATTGTTAAGAAAGCAAATGGTGGCGACATTGTGGTCACTGGCAACCCTAATACGGGTGGATCGTATAATGGCTTAGATGGTCTGGGAGGCTACACGCTTCCTGTTGCAACCCAGCAAAGGTCATTTACTGGTGGCGGTAGTAGCGGCGGCAGATCAATTGTGCCCAATCCCTTGCCTCCATTAACCCCTACCGCTGGCCCAACAATATCTCCTGCGGTTATTAGTCAGCCCAAGACTACTCTGAGTAATCTTACTAATACTAACCCACCAAGGGGTTATGGATTTACAGCAAGTGTACCATTTAAAAAAGGTGGAAAAGTCATGAAGAAAGCAGTTGGCGGAACGGTAACGACAGGCGCAAGCGCAATGGGTAAAATATTTAATGACCCTATGAGAGAAGCGCGTAAGCTAGAGCGTAAAACCATGAGAGATGAGCGCAAGTCAGATCGTCAAGACATGAGAGATACCCGCGATTTAGAGCGCGACCGCATGAAAGATGCGCGTAAGCTAGACCGTGATGATCGTGTTCGCCCAACACGCACAGGCACTTCATCTGGAACTACTAACGAGGGCCCTCCTAGCACTCAGGCAAACTATGACTCCGGCGCTATGAAGAAGGGCGGCAAGGTCACGAAGAAGGCTGTTGGTGGATCTACGACTGTAGCTTCAACAAACGCAAAAGTGATGTCACCAGAAATGATGCGTCGGCTGTCAAAAGACAAATCGAAAGATATGCGTAAGTCAGAGCGGGATGATCGTATGGATCGTCCAAAGACACCGACACGTCCGGGATTTGTATCGCCAACCATTATGAAGACAGCAACGCCTGTCAAGAAAGCTGCTGGTGGTGCTGCTAAGGTTCGCAAAGGCATGATGTCACCCGAAGGCAAAATCATACATGCCATGAACAAAATACGCGGCAAGTAACAAGGGAGCGCGACCGTGCCATCAAGATCAAAACGTCAGTTTCGTCTTATGAGCGCGGTCGCGCACAACCCAGCCTTTGCTAAGAAGGTTGGAATATCGCAGAAGGTGGGCGAAGACTTTACCGCTGCAACGAAGAACTATAAAAAATTACCGGAGAAAGTAAATGAGCGCAGAGGAACTAAGCCGCAGAGCGGTTGAGCGTATCAGTGAGCTGCGAGATCGCGCCACAGAATACTCATTAAATGCACGTTTTAAGCCGTCGAGCCAAGGGGATCGTTACGTTCCTGCATCGTCGGTAGAAGAGATTGCCCTTCAGGTTCTGGAGGGTAATGCGTTGGTGCGTGGCTATACAGCTGCAATTCAAGTCATCGCCGACGAGTATAAGCGTATGATGCAGCCTGATGATGATAAAATACCGGAACAAAAAATAAGGAGTCATTACTAATGAACATGAGTAACATTGAACCGCACGAGGAAGAGCTTGCAAGGCAATTCATCGATGAGCAGTTCATAGAGATGACAGGCCAGCCGTTTGATATGCGGCCAGCTGGTTATCTTGTGGCTGTTAAAATTTATATACGTCCCGAAGAACTGAAGACAATCAAGAAGGAAGACGGCACGGAAGTGACGCTTTACCTGCCTGACACGGTTCGCGCTGAAGACAAGTATTCCTCGGTTTCTGCCTTGGTGTGCGCTGTGGGGCCCGAAGCCTATCAGGGTGAAAAGTTCGAGCGTTCCGGGCCGTGGTGCAAGGTTGGCGACTGGATTCTAATCCCGCGCTACGAATCAACAATGGTTTCCTATCGCGGTGTTGCAGTGGCACTTCTACCAGATGATCGCGTCATGGCGGTTATTTCTGGGCCAGAAGATGTCGAGTCTGGCAAGTCCGCTGGCAATTTTTAAGGAATAGAACATGGATGAAGAAAATGAAATTCCAGAACTTCCATACACGGAAGAAGGCCCCACAGAAGACATAGACATTGAGATCACTGAAGAGGATCTTGGTGAAAGCCTTGCTGATTATGAAGAAGAGGAGCCTGAGGAAGAAGAGCCTGAGGAAGAAGAGCTTGAGCAAGAAGAAGATGCTGAAGAAGAACCTGAGGAAGAAGAAGAGACTCCGAAGCGCAAGCGTTCGCCTGACAAGCGTATAGCTGAGCTATCTCGCAAGGCAGCTGATGCTGAGCGGCGTGCGCAGGATGCCGAGTCTCGCTTGCAGAATGAAGCTCAGATGCGTCAGCAGTCTGACTTTGCAATGATGACGCACTACAAGAACAATCTCATTAATGAAGCCAGCTCCGTTAAGCAGCGTCTTATGGATGCACATTCTATGGGCGACAGTGAGCAGATTGTTGAGCTGCAGAGCGTTTACTACAAACTGCAGAACGATCTTAGCGGTGTTGAGAATTGGGAAGCCGAGCAAAAGGTATCTACCCCAGAGGTTCAAAAGCAAGTTCAGCCAAAAACTGAGCCTCAGACTACACTTGAGCCTCGCACTGCTGGATGGATTCAGAAGAACGATTGGTTCCAACCACAGTCTCCTGAGTTTGATCCTGAGATGCATGAAGAGGCCACGTTATATGCACGGCGCATCGAGCGTCGGTATCGTTCTGAAGGTCGTGACGATGAAATTGGTGGCGTTGATTACTTCACGGAAATTGACCGACACATGCGCAAGGAGTATCCTGACGCATTTTCTAGCGTATCAACCCCAAGTAAGAGAAC